ATTACTGAGGTTTTGAAATAAGGTTTGGACGTCCCATTGAAAATGTCGTCGAAAATTCTGTTCAATTCGTTGTTAGATAAAATCATAGTTTTTTTTGTTTTTGAGGTTTATTATTTATATAATTAGAGTCAAGTTGTGTGCCGAAACTAAATAAATGACAGATTGTCATGAAAAAAAAATTTATTATGACAATATTACAAATTATTTGTTTGTGTACATTTTTTGATACATCTTTGTAAAAATTATATACCATGAATGAACTAATGGATGATGACGACATGAAAACAAGTAGGAAGCAAAAGACTTCCGACAGTTCTACTCCTGTTTTGGACAACTTCAGTAGAGATTTAAATAAACTTGCGTCCGAAGGTAAATTAGACCCTGTAATTGGTAGAGACCGAGAAATTTTGAGGATTGCACAAATCCTATCAAGACGCAAGAAAAACAATCCAATTATCTTAGGAGAACCGGGATGTGGTAAAACCGCAATTGTAGAGGGTTTAGCAATGAAAATTGTAAGCGGTGAATGTCCCAAAAATCTTATTGATAAAAGAATTGTAAACTTAGACCTGACCTCTGTTGTGGCGGGAACAAAATATAGAGGACAATTTGAAGAGAGGATGAAAGTTATTATTGAAGAATTACAGACAAACCCAAACATTATAGTTTTTATTGACGAGGTGCACACTTTGGTTGGTTCGGGTAATTCTGCCGGTTCTATGGATGGTTCCAATATTTTCAAACCCGCTTTATCACGTGGTGAGATTCAAATTATTGGGGCCACAACTTTAGATGAGTTCAGAAAAAACATTGAAAAGGATGGTGCTCTTGAAAGACGATTCCAAAAAATTATTGTTGAGGCTTCATCTGTTGCTGAAACTATAGAAATTCTGAAGAACATTCGTCCCAAATATGAATCTTATCACAAGGTCAGGTACTCTGATGAGGTCATTGAGGTTTGTGTCAAACTTGCTGAACGTTATATTACAGACCGAGAATTTCCTGACAAAGCATTTGACATTTTAGATGAGGTTGGTGCACGTATGCAAACAGAAGTGAAAATTCCCGAGGTTATTGAGGAACTCAAAAAAAAGGCTGCGGAAATCAAACAACAAAAAATCGATGTTGTAAAAAAACAGAATTACGAACAAGCGGCGCAATTACGAGATAGAGAAAAAAAGTTGTTGGATAAATTAGATTCGGAGAAAAAGAAATTTGATGAGGAAATGGAGAAACAAAAACAAGAAATCACGTTGAACATGGTTTATGATGTTGTTTCAAATATGACCAAAATTCCTGTAAACAAAATGAGTGTTGATGATACAAAATCTCTGATAAACTTGGATAAGGAGCTAACAGGTAAGGTTATTGGACAAGATTCGGCCGTAATCAAAGTGGTTAAATCAATTAAAAGAAACCGCTTGGGTATCAAAGACCCCAACAGGCCAATCGGTTCATTTATTTTTCTCGGTTCTACTGGCGTCGGTAAAACACACTTGGCAAAACAACTTGCGAAAGAGATGTTTGGTTCAGAAGAAGCTCTTATCAGAGTTGACATGAGTGAATACCAAGAAAAACACACTGTATCCAAATTAGTAGGTGCCCCTCCTGGTTATGTCGGATACGATGAAGGGGGACAACTAACTGAAAAGGTTAAAAACAAACCTTACTCAGTTATCCTTTTCGACGAGGTAGAAAAAGCACATAAAGACGTTTTCACAATCTTGTTACAAATTCTTGATGAAGGACACGTGACAGATTCTCTCGGTAGAAAAATCAATTTTAAAAATACTTTGATTATTTTGACAACAAACTTAGGAGTCAAAAAATTACAAGATTTCGGTACAGGGATTGGTTTCTCTAATTCCTATTCAAATGAGGAAGCCAGAAAACAGGTTCTCATGAAAGAAATGAAAAATTTCTTTTCTCCTGAGTTCTTGAATAGGATTGATGATACGATTGTTTTCAATTCTTTATCAAAAGACGATATTAAAAAAATCACGGAGATTGAATTGAAAAAACTTTCTAACAGGCTTTCTGAATTAAAATATACTGTCACATACGATGATAGTCTTATTGAATACCTTTCAAAAATAGGATATGACGAATTGTATGGAGCAAGACCCTTGAAAAGAGCAATTCAAGACAAAGTTGAAGATTTAATTTCTGAGGAAGTTCTCACAGGAAAATTCATCGAAGGGAAAACCTATCATTTGAAAGTTGAGAAAGAAGAAATAAAAATAACAAAAAAGGGACGATAAGTCCCTTTTTTTGTATTTATATGAAATGCGTGAATTGATAAGAAAAATTTTAAGAGAGTCTGACTCAGAAAACCCCACTTCAAATCTTGACAAAGTTTTGGAAAATTTCAAATCTATTTTTCCAAAAAATTATTTAGACAGGATACCGATGATTAGAAGTTTTGTTAAAAATTTTATAGAAAAATCAAATTACAATGTGAAGTTTTTAAATGCTTGTCCATCATATGCAGGAGTGAGAACAAGAGACCAAGTTATAATTTGTGCTCCAAGTCAAATGGCTACCTTGGGGGATTTTCTTTATACTTTATTTCATGAAATAAGACACGAACAACAAATTTCAGAAATAAAAATGCCCAATCCTCTAACAGATTACGATTTGGAAGATTTCGAGAAAATTTATCAACAATATTGGGAGATGGAGTTAGATGCGGACCAATATGCGAAAAATATGTTAGGAAGATTAGTTTTCAGTTTGAAAATGCCAATTGAAGAATCAAAAAAAATATTCAAATTGTCGGAATTTATACAACAATATCCTCAAGCATCAAAATTTGTGGGTTCAAGTTTACAAAGAATTATTGACACCATAAAACATATGAAATCAAAGGGTATGGAATATTCAGATATACAAGACCACCCTATGGTGAAACCCTTTATAGAAAAATTAGAAAAATTTTTATAAATAGAATTTTCCGTGGTCTTTCGCTTTTTTGAAGTGTAATTTATATCCCAATTTCTCAATCATAAGTTTTCCCATCTTTATTCCGTTGAAAACATCTTCAACAACGACATATTCATCAGGTGAATGATAGTCGTAATATCCAATCGAAAAATTTATACAAGAAAAATCAAATTTACTTCTCAATGCATAAACATCAGTATAGGGGTGAACCATATAATCTATGTAATCCTTATGCATGTTCTCTGTCAACACTTCATCACAACTTTTGAAAAATTCTGAGTTTCGGTCAAACATAACTTGACCAGAACATGTTTCAGTAACCATCCAATTCTCGGGTGCGTCAAATTGAATTGCATATCCTACGTTGTCGAAAAATTTAATATCACAATTTCTTGACCCGTGACAGCCAGTTTCTTCTGACACGAAGAAAGCAGCTTTCAAATAGGGTAACTCTGATAATAATTTCAGACATGCAAAAACTCCGGCTTTATCATCTCCACCGATACCTGTAGGAGAACCGTTTACGTCGTAAGCCTTTAAGGATAGTTTTAACTCTCCTTGAGCATTTGGTAACTGCTCTTCTCGAATTATCAAATGTCTAATGGAGTGAACAGTATCAGTATGAGATACAACACAAGGATAATAAAAATCATTATCCACTTCGGAAATTTTTTTGGTCGCATAAATGTTACCACGCTCATCAACATAATTTTCAATTTTATTTTCTTCTAGCCAATCGAGTATGAATCTTATCATAAATTCTTCTTGATAAGTTACAGTAGGAACTGATAATACTTCTTTCAGGAATAATAAATCGTTTTGCATTACACAAATGTACTACAAATCGTGCAATTCTCCAATTTTAAATAATTCAGGTTGATATAATAAATTATAAAAATTCTGTTCTTTCATGGAAAATGTCTTTTCCTTCAAATCTTTTCTCAATTTAACAATAACTTCCTGTTTTGGATAATCGTAGGCTTGGATGGAGAATTTAACTTTATTAGACCTATCCTTTGGCAAATCATACAGTACACCTTGTTTGAATTTACTTTCAATTCTTTCAACCATGGAAATAAAGTTTTTTGACTCCTCTTCATTTTCCATAATTTTTTCAATTATGGAATCTAATTCTTTTTCGACCTCCCTATTGAAGTATTCACTGTCAAAACCATCTGACGATTGATATTCCCAAGTACTATCACTCCACCCACCTTCAGGCGTATATTCTGATTTTAGATATTTTTTCAAAATTTTTTCGAATGACAGTGTCAATTGACCACTATAAACATATTGTTCAAATACTTTACCTATTTCAAATTTTAAAAAACCGTTTTTATACTCCATACCAAGTTGCGAAAAATAATCATCCAAATCTCTTTGAATTACATTTTGTGCAGCATCTTTCATTTGATTATCCCTTTCTTGTGAATAATCATTTATCATCGCTCGAACATTTTTTGGGAAAAGTCTTTGCAAAGTGTGAGCGAAGACACTAAGAAAATCAATGTCTTGTGAAAAGGGTTGTTTCATAACAAATCTTGAAATAGTTTCAAATTTTTCCCAATTATCACCATCCAACTCATCCCATAAACCATAACCTTCTTCAAAATCGGTTTCAGAGTTATCAGGACCGTATATGTAATAACCTGTATATGGATTTGAGATACTATTATAAAACCAAATATCATCATCAGAAATATCAATCATTTTCAATAAATCTGATTCATTTTCAAACTCATATGTTACCAAACTTTTACTCAAATCATCATAATTCACATCCACTTTATAAATTTGTGGTATGAGATTTTTCAAATCTGAAGAATCAATTTTACCTTGAATAAAATTTTTTAAAGCAACAAAAGAATCAAATTTTCCCATATTGATAAATACAGGTTTGGAATTAAAATATTTATTCTTATATTTGTAAAAGTTATTTGAAATTACGGGGAAGAAATGGCATCGATTGGCGTGTATAGGTATAGGTGGCACGTAGGAGCTAAATTACCTCCTTAAAAACTGATTTAAAACACAACTGGCAATACTTTTGCTAAAATGGCTGCTCTCGGTCTTATCGCTGAGGAAGCTGTTGTTAAAGCTTGATAGTTTTGACAACGTCGGGTCGGTTAGGACATATAACCTAGGAACAGAAGTCCATTATACGGGTCACAGGTCAGAGCTCGTTTAAAATAATTCTGAGACCAAGTTGTTTGTAGGTAGGTTTCTCACATATATCAAACCTAATATTTCGGAACATTGAGAAACAATGTTGTAATAAACGTGTAGTCACTTATAGTTATCGCGAACAAGACACGGGTTCGACTCCCGTCTTCTCCACCGCAGACTTTTTTGAGTTCTTGACATATTTATTAGTATGTCGAACTCAAATAAGTCAAAAAAATATCATTTTATATACAAGACAACAAACCTCCTCAATAATAAATTTTACGTTGGAATGCATTCAACAACAAACCTGAACGATGGTTACATAGGGAGTGGAACTAATTTAAGATTTGCAATAAGAAAATACGGTCCGAATAATTTCAAATTCGAAATTCTCGAATGGTGTATCAATAGAGAAGAGTTGATAAAAAGAGAAAAGGAAATTATAAACGAGAATTTTCTAAATGACCCGAATTGTTATAATTTGAAACCTGGTGGTACTGGCGGGTTTAATAATCCAACTCACCAATACAAGTGTTCTAAAGCCGCGGGTATAAAACATAGAGAAATGTTGAAATCCGACCCAAATTATAGAAAAAAAATTTCACTATCCCGTATTGCGTCAAATGAAAAAAATCATAAAAATGGAAAATTAAAATCAATACAAGACTCTTACTCCTGGCTCGGAAAAAAACATAACGAAGAAACAAAGAAAAAAATAGGTGAAAAAAATTCAATAAGCCAAAAAGGGAATAAAAATTCACAATTTGGTACAAAATGGATTACAAATGGTTATGAAAATAAAAAAATCAAAAAAACAGAACCTCTACCCCTAAATTGGGTATATGGAATAACAAAATTAAAATAGTTTATGGGTACAGATTGTAATATATGTAGTAACAGATGTATGGGTTTTCCTGGTAATCACGGAGGATGTTGTACAGTAGCTGAAAGGGATTTCATCATAGGTCCTCACCTTGATGCATATGATTTCGTTGATAGGTTATCGAACAAATTAGGCAGAGAAATCATGTTCAAAGAAGTTTTTATCACCTATGAAGAAGGTAAATCTCTTTTTCCTAACAAATCAACATGGCAAGACCCCAAAAATTTTCCCGCTCTTAGATTAGATTTTTTTAATCCCAAACTACCTTGTATTTTCTACAATCCACAGGTCAAATCATGTATGGTTTATGAAATCAGACCCCAAACTTGCTCCGAATTTGAATGTAACTATCTCAGAGAACAAACTGAAAAAATGAATATTTCGGAAAATTGAAATATTTATAATACAGAAATATCAGTCCCATCCGCAACTCGAAAGAGTCTGTGAATGGGATTTTTATTTATAAATCAATAAACAAAAAACAAATGAAAAAACACATTTTGTTATTTTTTGCTATGGTATTCTCATTAGCAACATTTGCTCAGAAAAAAGGGGGATGGGACATTTCCGTTGGAGCAACAGCTATGGCACCGATTGCAAAAAATGTTGATTGGGATTCCAAAGCTTGGGGTCAAAAAGTAGATTTTTCCAAAAAAAATTGGAACGTCTCTTTTGGTTTCATGCAGAATAAAGCAGGTTTCGTTAGAATGCCGGCTTTAGTTGGATACCGTAAGCACCTCAAAAAAGGACTCCATATCGGTCTTGATGGCGGTGTTACCTTCTTCAATGGACAAAAAGGACAATTTACTTATGCTCCTTCCATTGGTTATAGGATAAACAAAAGATGGTGCTTAGAACAATCAATTCTAAGAACTGTTAAAGATGGTAAACATTCAAGTCTTACAGGATTTGGATTAAAATATCACCTTTAAAAGTCTAAAAATTAAACCAAAATGAGTATGGAAAATTTTGAATTTTTATGGCATTGGCACTTTTTAGTAGGTGTCGTTGTCGGAGTTGTGGTGGGACCACATATCACAAAACTTATTGGTAAGCTTAAAAAGTAACCAAGAGACCCCCCGAGAAATCGGGGGTTTTTTTTCGCCTATTGATTCTCAATTAAAAAATTATTAACTTTGTGTTGTCGATTGGGATTTTTGTTTTCGACAGGGTAGTTATGAAAGGGTGGAGAAATTTTATGAGTTTTTATCGACTGAACTATTTTAACAATTTTGAAAATACAATAATCCCGTTGGCGCATGTCTTCGGGATTTTTTATTTATAAACCAATAAACAAAACAAACATGAAAAAGCAAATCATGATGTCACTTTTATCCTTGTTCGTGACTCTCGCATCTTTCGGGCAAATTACAACTTCTGCCCTGTCTGGTGTAGTGAAAAATGAAAAAGGAGATGCTTTAGCGGGAGCGTCGGTTCATGCTGTTCACCAACCTACGGGTTCTGAATATCGTGCAATCACAAACAAAGTTGGTATTTTCAACATTCCTGCTGTGCGTCCTGGTGGTCCTTATGTAATTCACGTTTCTAATGTGGGTTACAAAATGAAGGAGCTTACAGACATCAATACAAATCTTGGTATTTCAACTACCTTGGAAATTGTGTTGGTCAATGAAGTTAAAACCCTTACTGAAGTAGTTGTAAATTCAAACAAAAACAACATTTTCAGCTCAGGTAGAACCGGTGCGTCTCAGCAATTTGGAAGGAGAGAACTAACTTCTGTTCCCATTACTGGTGCAAGAACTATTGACGGAATCACCAAGTACAACCCAATGGGTGACGGTCGTTCTTTCGGAGCTGCTGATAGCAGATTGAACAACTTCACAATTGACGGTTCTCAGTTTAACAACGGTTTCGGTCTTGGTTCTTCAGCTCAGGCTGGTGGTAGAACTGGTTCAACTGCAATCTCTTTGGATGCGATTGACCAACTACAAATCAACGTAGCTCCATTTGACATTCGTCAAAGTGGTTTCGTTGGTGCTGGAATCAACGCTGTTACAAGAAGTGGTTCCAACAAAGTAGAGGGTTCTTATTATCAGTTTAACAGAGACAACCAACGTTATGTTGGTAACAACGCTAAAGGAACTACTGTAACCGCTTCGAAATTCGAAGAAACTACAAGAGGTTTCAGATTAGGTGCTCCAATTATCAAAAACAAATTATTCATTTTTGGTAACTACGAAAACCTTACAAAAACTGAACCTGGTACGACTTGGATTTCACAAGGTTCACCTTTAGCTGGTTCTCAAATCTCAAGAGTTCTGTATTCAGATATGAAAACTCTTTCTGATTTCATGAGAACAAATTTCAATTATGAGACGGGTCCTTGGGAAGGGTACAACAACTCAAACACTTCTGAGAAATTCTTGGTGAGAATGGACTGGAACATCAACGACAAGCACAAATTGACTGCTCGTTATGTTTGGCACAATTCAGAAGCTGAGATAAACATTTCAAACTCTCAATCTGCAGGTGCAGGAAACAGAACTACTCAGTTCAACGCAATGAGTTTTAAGAACAGTGGATACATCATTCAAGATAACACACGTTCTTCAGTATTAGAACTCAACAGCAAATTTTCTAATACCTTACACAACAACCTAATTGTTGGTTATGACAAGCAGATTGAAAATAGAGGATATCTTTCACAGATGTTTCCAACTATTGATATCATGAATGGTACCGCAACCTACGCTTCTGTAGGATTTGACCCATTCACTCCTGGTAACAAGTTGGACTATAACACTTTCCACATCACTAACAACTTGACCAAATTTATGGACAAGCACACAATTGTGGCTGGTGTTAACTTCGAGAAATATCGTTCTAACAACTTATTCTTCCCCGCTTCAAACGGTGTATATATCTTCAATTCTTTGACTGATTTCTACACCGCAGCTAATCAATCATTAGCAAACGGTGGAAGACCTTCAACTCTTGCTCCTGCAAGATTCCAACTTCGTTACTCAGCGTTACCTGGTGGAATCGAACCAATGCAAGTTTTGAAAACATCTCGTCTTGACCTCTATGTTCAGGATGAGTATCAGTACAACGCTAATTTGAAAATCACAGGTGGTTTGAGAGCGGCTGTAATTGGTTTCGAAAACACGGCATTAGAAAATCCTGCAGTAACTGCAATGACTTTCGCTGGTGGTGAGAAATTCAACACAGGTGTTTTACCAAAAACACAAGTTCTCTTCGAACCAAGAATTGGTTTCAACTATAATCACAAAGGTAAAAATGATTTACAAGTAAGAGGTGGTTCCGGTGTATTCACAGGTAGACCTCCTTATGTATTCGTTTCAAACCAAGTAGGAAACAATGGTGTTCTTACAGGATTTATCGATGTATCAGGTGCGGCAGCTGCTAACTACGGTTTCACAGCTAACCCTAACCAATACTTCATTCCTTCTACACCAACACTTCCTTCTACTTTTGATTTAGCATTCACTGACCCCAACTACAAATTCCCACAAGTATGGAAAACTAACCTTGCTGCAGACAAGAAGTTACCATTCGGATTTGTAGGTACTGTGGAACTTATGTACAATAGATTTTTGAACGCTGTTCATTACTACAACGCTAACTTGGATGTTCCTGTAGGAGTATTCGCAGGTCCTGACAAAAGACCTGTTTTCGCAAGAAACGATGCTGGTGTAAGAGTAAATGACAACGTATCTATGGGTGCGGTTTTAACAAACAGAAATGGTGCTTACAATACATCAGCAACTGTTGAGTTAAAATATCCAATTCAGAAAGGTCTTTGGGGTTCTGCAGCGTGGACTACATCACTTTCCAAAGACTTCATGAGTGCTGGTTCAATTGCTTCTGGTTCTTGGCAGTCAGCAAGAGCAATCAACGGAAACAATGACCTTCCTTTAGCTTTCTCTGATAACTGGATTCCTAACAGATTTGTTGGTCTTCTTGGTTATAGATTAGAGAACGGTGCAAAGAAAGGTGCTGGTGCAACTACTGTAACTTTAGGTTATGTAGGACAACAAGGTAACCCATTCAGCTACTTCGTAGCGGGTGACCTAAACGGTGACAGAGTGAATAACAATGAACTTATCTTTGTTCCAAACAAAGGTTCGGACATCAAATTTGCTCAATTCACTTCAGGCGGTGTAACTTTCACTGAAGCTCAACAACAAGCAGCTTTTGACGCTTACATCGACCAAGACAAATATCTTTCTACAAGAAGAGGTCAATACGCTGAGAGAAACGCTCTCGCTATTCCAATGTTACACAGATTTGATTTGTCTGTTCAACAAGATTTCTTCATCGATATCAAAGGTCACAGAAACACATTCCAAATCAGATTGGATATCTTGAACTTTGGTAACATGTTAAACAACGATTGGGGTGTATCTCAAAGAGCTACAAACCCTGCAATCCTTAGCTATTCATCAACTAACACAGCTGGTGAACCTGTCTACAGATTGTCAACTCAACCAATCCTCAACGCAAATGGTACAACTACTGTAGGTCTCATCAGAGACACTTATCAGTGGAATACATCTGTATTTGACGTTTGGCAAGGTCAACTCGGTTTAAGATATATCTTCGGAAGATAATATTTCATTATTCGCAGTAACTAACCCTCACCCTCGTGGTGGGGGTTTTTTATTTGACATTGTCAAATTATTCATCTATTTTTTTATCTTAAAATTAAACTTATGACAATTTTAGCAATGATTGGATGGGCTCTCACCGCTGTTGTTGGAGCAATGCTCGGCAAAGGCGCAATTGAGAAAATCATCGGAACACAAGAAATGGTCGGAAACTTCGCATTCATGAAGTTGGAAAAGTACAGAATGCTCACAGGAGTTGGAGAACTTCTCGGAGTAATCTTACTTGCAATCCCAATGACATCACTCTACGGAATGGTGTTGATTACCTCATTTATGAGTGCAGCTGTTGTTCTTCACCTATCACTTATGGGTGGAGCAAAAACACAAGTACCACTAATTCTCGGACTATTATCCGTAATCGGTTATGTTCTCAGAACACTCTAAAAGAAACCCCTCCCTTAAACGAGGGGTTTTTTTTGTAACAAACTTTTAATATATTTGTTACAATGAACAAGGTTTTATCAATAGTATTTATTCTTTCAGTTTATTTGTTTTCTCAGGCTTTCACTTTTTATCAATTGCAAGGTCATCTGTGGAATAATTGGATTAAACGTAATCCATTTTTAATGACAATAATTGGAATTCCGATTAGTTATTTAGTTATCTTAGCAAGTAGAGAAATGGTTAGTTTGTATAATGGAGAAACTTGGCCCAACAGAATAATTGGTTTTTCAATTGGAGTTATAGTTTTTAGCGTTATGGCTTGGTGGATATTAAAAGAACCTATGACAACAAAAACTTTAATTTGTTTATGTCTGAGTTTTGTTATACTTTTGATACAACTATTTTGGAAATGACAATGGTCCTGTAGTTAAACGGATATAACCACTGCCTTCTAAGCAGTTATTCGTGGTTCGATTCCACGCGGGACTACCATTTGAAAGGGAGATTTTAATCTCCCTTTCTTTATATTTATACCATATGAAGTTGGTTTCCATTTTAATTAAAGAAGGTCGAAAGGAAGATTTGAAGAAAAAATATTCTACTAAATTTAATGAACAAGATTTAGAATTTATTTTGAATATTTCTGATTTAAAAGATTTCAATCACAAATACACTGACTTTGTATTGAGAACTTTACCTAAGGATAGTGAGACATTAGAAGATGATATTGAGAGTACAATCTGGGCAATCAAAGATTTTGACAAATATCAATCTCAGTTAGAAAAAAAAGATATAAATCAATATGGAAGCTATCTTGAGCTTGAAAAAGCCCTTTACCCTGTCAGAGTCAGAGAGAAAGAAAAAATTTTAGAAAAACAAGTAGAAAAAATTTACGAGGACGATAAATTTCTTGTGATGAAACCAAAAACACACCAAGCGTCTTGTAAATATGGTGCAAATACTAAATGGTGTACAACATCTCAATCTGATGACCACTTCAAAAGATATACATCGGGAGGCCAAGCTTTGTATTATGTAATCAATAAAACAAATTCCACAAATAAAAACTACTCAAAAGTTGCAATTCATTATGACGGAATGGGTAATCCAAGATATTGGGACTCTCAGGATGACGGCATGAATGAAAGAGAAGTTGAAGTTTTCAAATACGCATTTCCCGAAATGATTGAAGTTATAGAAAAGGATTATAAAAAAATTGCGAGCTCCGCACAAGAAACATTTTTGAACGAAGTTTTCAACTCATCAGGAGCTTCTCTCAGAACAATAGAAAAGTATTTGAGAAAAGATGGTAATCTGACTGTATCAGCTGAAGGATTCGAAACTATAAATGACTTAGGTCCTGGTCATGCAAACGGACAAATTTCAATTTCTCACAATAAAAAACTGATTGATTCCTATGTAATTTTTATAACATATAAATCGGAGGATAGGAAAACATTTTCTGCCAGTATCGGGTTTATGGGAACTGATGATTTTATTGATACAGAAGATTTTATCGATTTAGGTTTGGAAGGTTGGGGTTTTGATTCCAAATATATGATTCAAGGATTTCCACAAACCACTGCCGATTCAGTCAGAAATCATATCGCAAGTAAAGTTTTAGATTATGTCAAAGCTAACGCAGAATTACAACAAAAAGTTGTTGGTTCTGCAAAGGTGTTTACATCAACTTATGGGTATACATTTAGTAAAAATAAAGGTTGGGTGAAGAAACTTGTCGATTATTTAGATTCAGGGAAAATAGGAACGAAACTAGATTTTTTGACAGACATCGGGTATATTGTCAAAATAAATAACTATGGGAAAATTATGTTTAGAAGACACAATGGTCAACATTTGTACACGCCACGTGATTTGAGAGGTCAACACGCTTCATTCTTTGCCGCAGCAAAAAACGCAGGTATATTGGGATATAGAAAAGTCGGTAGAGAATTCTTTTTAACAAAAGGACCAAACTTTGATGCATTCAAATCAGGAGAACTCAAAGCTCTTTAGATAACTTTCGAAAATAGATATATAATCCAAAAAAGAAAGCCGCAATACAATACAAAACGAAGTTCGCTTTCCATAAACTTCCTGTCAGTAACAACAGGGAATACTGAACGGCATCGAATCCAAAAGGATTGAAGAAAAGTGCTAACATTAGAAACACTTGAGATAAATTGTCTTGGAGAGTGTTTCTCCAAGTGGATATTTTTTTCACCATCTTCCATGTATTACTATTTAAAGTTTATGTCCTAAGACTTTGTTTTCTGAAATAAATAGTTTAATTTTGATTATCTTCGAACAATGATTGATTTAAAAAAACTTATTGAAGAAAAAGGATTAAAGACGAAATTTCAAGGTTGTGCACCTGAAGGTTTCATTTTAATCCATGAAAAAACAATTGAAGATTTGAAAGATTTTGACATTTGGAAAAACTGGAAAAATGATGAAATATCGATTGATGAACTTAATAAAAAAAATTTCAAATCTTCTGAAATTGAAGAAAAAAAAGAAAACGGTTAGTAGTGAAAATATTTTTGTTGGAGGTTCCGAATGGGAACAGTACAACGATAACATTACATTCTAACTAATGGTGGCTATGTTGATGTAATTGCTGCAGCAATGAAAGGGTGCTAGCCCCGAGGTAAAATCCCATCAACCTCTGGCCACTTATTTTTACATATGAATAAAATAATTAAAAATCCGACCTTTTTTGTTGACATTGATGGTACAATTGTCAAATATAGAAAATTCAGTAAACTTTCTGAATCAATTTTAGAGCCTATACAGGACGTAATCGATTATTTGAACAACCAATATGAAAAAGGTTCGGTCATAATTGTTACAACGGCGAGACCGTCCACATATGAATTATTCACAAAACAAGAACTTGAAAAAGTCGGATTGAAATACCATCAGTTAGTTATGGATTGCGGAAGAGGCACTCGCGTTATATTTAATGATAAAGACCCAGAAGCACCTCAAATTGAAAGGGCGATTGGGATAAATTTTATCAGAGACGGTGGTTTTGCCAGTATTGGTGGTCCGCCAACAATAGAAAAATATGAGTCAGACTAAAGTATCTTACAAAAGGCATTTAGCTAAAACAATTACTTATAGAATTTTAAGTACAACAATAGGTTTTCTCGGTATGTGGTGGGTTTCGGGAGATATAAAAATTGGTGCAGCTTTTGGTGTTGTTGAGCTTATATATAAACCAATCCAATATTATATTCATGAAAGAATTTGGTACAAATGGATTAAATTCGGATTGAATCCACCTACTAAAAAGGAAAAAAAACCTATTGTCCCACCTCCTTCAGATACTAAAGGGAAGAAAGTTCTAAGTTATAAAAAACCTGTCTAACAGGTTTTTTTTATTTCTCAAATATTTATGATTTGTGAATATAGTAGAACATAAAATATCGCAAACTTTCGATAAGATTTTATCCAACAAAAATTTTATCAATGAGGTTTTGATTGATGTAGAATCTAGTGAATCAAAATACCCAAATTTAATTTTCCACGGAAGAACAAAAAAGGATAAGTTACCTAAAGCCCTTTTAGATGATTTACAAAAAGCAGCTGAAGTAAATAATTTCAAAATCACAATTGATTGGGCGAAAACAGGACATCGTAAACTCAGTGCAAGTGGTCATGTCAGTAGACATTGGAGACAAGGTGCAGTGGATATCGATTTTATAATTCTACCTGATGGTAAAAAAGTAGTTGTTGCTCCGAAAAATAGAGAAGTCGTTGAGAAATTTACAAATACTCTTTTGAACATGGGTTACAAAAAGAACTCGGAGGGTAAAAGTAACCCGAAAGCTTTTTTGACATTTGGTTTCGAGGGTCATGATGACCATGTTCACGTGTCTAATATGACTGATGAAGCATATGATGGGGATGTAGAAGCTGGAACATCAAGTGGTGTAATGGCGTCATCTGATGTTTCAAAAAAAGCAGAGAATAATACTAATTCACCTGATGTCAACTCAGGAATACCTGAGGACTTAAAAGATTTTTTTAAAGGAGGAAATTGGATTAAAGATTTCTTTGGATATAAGGACAAGATATAAAAAAACCCACAAACGTGGGTTTTTTTATTTGGAAGAAATTTTATTATTTAACTTCTTCTACTTTTGGAGCTTCATCAACTTTTGTTGGTTCCACAGGAACGGCTGTAGAATCTACTTTAGTTGAATCTACTACAACAGTTGAAGAATCAGTTGTTGTTACTTCAGTTGATGCTCCGTTTCCACCACATGCAGACAAAACCACAAGTGATACAATTGCAAAAATTTTTTTCATTTTTGTTTTTTTTTAGTTAATGTTTATTATAACGTTTGAGATTATAAATATATGAAAGTCTTTAGAAACTGTCAAGTTATTGCGGAGAGTATTGGATTCGAACCAATGGGTCAATTACTCGACCACAGTTTAGCAAACTGCTCCTTTAACCACTCAGGCAACTCTCCTCTGACTTTGAAATATAACATTGTACCTACAATTATCAGATTGAAAGAATAATTTATCAACAATGGAACCTCATTCAAATCTAAACCGTAAAATAGACAGAATATTTCCCCGAAAAACCACATAAGGAGAAAACCCCAACCAATGTCACATCTTCGATTCTTGAGGGTTCTAAGGAGTTCTGGTAAACCACAGAATGTTAATAACAAACTACCTATCAATCCAATTTCATTCATAACATTAAATATTTGTGTGAACGGTGGGGTTCGAACCCACGACAACTAGCGCCACAAGCTAG